GGTGGCAACATCATTACTGAGGACAAATAAGTTCTACAGGTAATGTTACTTTGGCAGGCGGTGCATTTTTTGTAGGCGATGGCGGCTTTTTGAGCAATGTAACTGCTGCCGCAAACGTTTCAGTGACCACGCTGGCCAATGGCACCAGTTCGATGTCAATTGCCAGTGCTGGTGCTAATATTATAATCTATGTTGCAAACGTACTTCTTGGCAACATCAACAGTTCAGGCTATGCTATAAATGGATATGTCAGCGCATCAGGCAATGTTACCGGCGGTAACATACTCACAGGTGGATTGATCTCAGCCACAGGCAACATCACTGGTGGCAATCTAAGTGGTACCAGCATCGTGGGCACATTGACCACAGCATCACAGACCAATATTACCACAGTTGGTACATTAGGATCATTGGCAGTGACTGCCAATGTTACCGGCGGTAACATACTCACAGGTGGATTGATCTCAGCCACAGGCAACATCACTGGTGGCAACATCTTGGGCGGTGCCAACGTTAATGCAACCACACATACCGGTACCACAGTTAGTGTAACTGGCAACATCACTGGTGGCAATGTGCTAGGCGGAGCCAATGTCAATGCCACATTGTTTACAGGCACTACAGCAAGTTTGAGTGGCAACGTCACTGGTGGTAATGTATTAACAGGCGGAATTGTATCTTCTACAGGTAATATCACAGGAGCCAATGTCAATGGCGGTGGTACAGTTAATGCTATCAGCTTGACTGGTACCACAATATCAGCAAGCGGAAATATCACTGGTGGCAATGTGCTGGTGTCAGGTGTGACTTTATCTACCAACACAATATCAGCATTTGGTAACATCACTGCTGGCAATTTACTAGTGTCAGGTGTGACTTTATCTACCAACACAATATCAGTCACAGGCAACATCACTGGTGGCAATGTGCTGGTGTCAGGTGTTACTTTATCTACCAACACAATATCAGCATTTGGTAACATCACTGCTGGCAACATCTTGGGTGGAGCCAATGTCAATGCTACTACTCTTACTGGTACCACAGTTAGTGTAACTGGCAACATCACTGGTGGCAATGTATTAGGTGGAGCCAATGTCAATGCTACTACTCTTACAGGCACTACTGTGAGTGTAACTGGCAATATCACAGCCGGCAATGTGCTGGGTGGTGCCAACGTCAACGCTACCACTCACACAGGAACAACAGCAAGTTTGAGTGGCAACATCAATGGCGGTAACATCATATCTGCTGGTGTAATCAGTGCCACTGGCAATTCTGCTGGCCTAGGTACTCAGATTTTAACTCTTACTGACTCATCTACAGTGGCTGGATCAGGCAAGGCATTTGCAATACAAAGTGGCACAAACAATCTTGCTGTGATAGGCAATATCACAAATGGTTCGTATAACAGTTTACAAACCACTGGTGATATAGCATTGTTGGCATCAGGAACATCAGTGGGCAATGTGGGATTCTCAATCATTCCTTGGTCAGGCGCTTCCAGCGGCATAAAAATGGCCACATCTTCCAATGTGACCACTATAACACTGGCTGGTGCCACAGTTAGTGCAACTAGCAATGTCAGTGTGTCAGGAAATATCAGTGCTGGCAACATAAGTGCAACTGGTATTGCTGGTACATTATCTACAGCGTCGCAAACAGCCATCACTGGAGTAGGCACACTGACTGCAGGCACCTGGAACGCCAGTGTGATACAAGCAGCGTACATTGCCACACTCAATCAAAATACCAGTGGTTATGCCGCCACAGTCAGCGGAGCAGCACAGGCCAACATTACTAGTTTGGGCACACTGACCGGATTGACAATCAACAATGCAACCACAGCAATTACCAATGCTGCCACAACAGGTACTGGTAATATTGGTGCATCTGGTGCAACATTCAACACAGTGTTTGCCAAAGCAACCACAGCGCAATACGCTGACTTGGCTGAGATGTACACCAGCGATGCTGATTACGAGCCAGGTACTGTGATGGAGTTTGGCGGAGATCATGAGATCACCATCAGCACCGGACCCTGCAGCGATCGCATAGCCGGAGTGGTCAGTACCAATCCAGCACACTTGATGAATTCTACCCAAACAGGTAAACATGTGATAGCAGTGGCACTGACTGGGCGAGTGCCCACTCGAGTGACAGGTAAAATTTGGAAAGGTGCCATGATGGTCAGTGCCGGAAATGGTCAAGCAACAGCCTGTGCTACACCTGCTATTGGCACAGTGATAGGCAAATCTCTGGAAGATTTCTCGGGCAATTCGGGCATGATCCACGTGGTAGTGGGTAGACTCTAAAATTATAGTTGTAATTTTGATGCTTGGGCATTGGTAAATATACAATAGCCCAATAAATCACATGACACAACAGATCATCAACACCGGTAACGCAGCAAACGACGGCACCGGTGAATCATTACGCAGTGCGTTTGTAGCAGTAAATGAAAATTTTACTGAGATATACACCGCTGGCCCTGTGGGCACTGATGTTTCAATCACGGGCAATGTTGTCACAGTTTTAGGACGCAACAACAATCTTGTGCTCAAAGGCAATGGCGTAGGCAATATACAGGCCAACAGCTCAATTGTTCCCAGCCTAGACGGAGTATATGATCTTGGAACACCAAGAACACGTTTTGACACAGTTTATTCCACGTATTTTGTAGGTAACGGTTCTTTACTCACTGGAATTGTGGTCAGTGGCGGAACAGCAATTGTCAACGGCGACAGCAATGTAAATGTTGCAGCCAATGGAGTTGTCACAATTGGTATTTCAGGAACAGGAAATGTAGTCACATTTGATGTTGCTGATACCTCATTCAATACCAACATTTCTGCAGCAGGCAACATTGCAGGCAATTATATCCTGGGTAATGGTGCGCTACTGACCGGGGTAGTTACTTCAGTATCAAACATCAGCAATGGCACCAGTAATGTCACTGTGGTTGCCAATGGCAATGCCACAATAGGTGTGGCAGGCAATACAGCAGCGATTTTTGCCAACACAGGTGTGTACGTCACTGGCTTGGTCAGTGCTACCGGTAATGTTGCTGGCAACTACTTTATTGGTAACGGATCGCAACTGACTGGAATCGCATCAAGTTACGGCAATGCCAATGTGGCAGCTAATTTGGCTGCATTTGGTACGAACCCAATATCAACCACAGGCAATATCACTGGCAATTATTTTGTCGGCAACGGCTCACAGTTGACTGGGATTGTCAGCAGTTACGGCAATGCCAATGTTGTTGCAAACTTGGCAGCCCTTGGAACCAATCCTGTGTCAACCACAGGCAATATCACTGGCAACTACTTTATTGGTAACGGATCACAACTGACTGGATTACCTGCAAGTTACAGCAATGCCAATGTTTCTGCTTTTTTACCAACGTACAATGGCAATATAAATGTTAACACTGTGTTTGGTAATACTGTGGCCATACAAGGTACTTCGTGGGCACAATTACAATACACGCCGTCAGGAGTTCCAGCCAGTCAGTTGGATTTGGGCAATGGCAGCTGGTTTTTTTTAGATGCCACAGGCGCAGCATTCGAAAGCAATACCACCGGCACAGTTAAATCTGTATTCTTACCCAATGACGGCAGTATAAGTGCCAGTGGCAATATCCGTGGCAGCTATTTTATTGGTAACGGATCACAACTCACAGGCATTGTTTCAAGTTATGGCAATGCCAATGTTGCTGCTAATTTGGCTGCGTTTGGTAACAATCCCATATCAACCACTGGCAACATAACTGCGGGCAATCTCAATGCTGCTGGGTTGAGTTTGAGTTCAAATGTGGTATCCAATCTCAATGTCACAGCAAACATTGCCGGCGGCAATATTGCCACAGCTGGATTGATTACCACTAAAGATTTTTCCATAACTGGTAACATCACCGGCAACCTTGTACCAACAGCCAACGTCACTTACAACATAGGTAACCCCACACACGCTTTTAAAGATTTATATCTCAGCGGAAACAGCATCTATTTAGGATCGCAAACAATCAGTTCAGATGCTTCGGGAATAAGTGTCAGTACTGGTAATTTTTCAGCTAACAATTTATCTGCTGTCAACAGCATCGCCGCCGGAACAGTTATTTCGGCTGTTGGTAACATCACTGGTGCCAACTTGAATGCAGCAGGGCTGAGTCTAAGTTCAAATGTGGTATCCAATCTCAACGTCACTGGCAATATTGCCGGTGGTAACATAACAACATCTGGATTGATTTCTGCCACAGGTAATCTAACTGGTGGTAATTTAAAAACTCCTGGATTAATTTCTGCCAATGGCAATATAATTGGCAGTAACATAAGCATTACTGGTGGTACATTGGCATTTGCCAATGCTAATATTATTCAAACAAATCCGCTAGATTTAGCAATTACTGGCGCCTATCAAATTAGTATAAAACCAGGCGGCGGCTCGTATCAATGGACGTTTGGCAACGATGGAGGATTGTCTGGACCTTATATAACAGCCACAGGTAATATCACTGGTGGTAACTTGTTAACCAGTGGATTGATATCCGCAGCGGGCAATATAACTGGTGGCAATATCAATACCAACAACATTGTTGGAACTGCTATAACAATCACCTCAACTGGTGCACTGAATCTAGCACCTTCAGGCAACGTAACTGTCAACAGTAAAAATATTACCAATCTAGCAGATCCTGTTCAAGATCAAGATGCTGCAACCAAATACTATGTGGATTCAGTTGCACAAGGACTAGATCCCAAAGCATCAGTATCATTGGCCACTGCTACGACACTGCCTGCATACACTTATAACAATGGTACAGCCGGAGTTGGTGCAACCATAACTGCAAGTTCTTCAGGACTGTTAACAATAGATGGAACCAGTCCTGCTGTGGGTAGTAGGGTTTTGATCAAGAACGAAACAGGTGCTAATCAACCGTATAATGGTATCTACACTGTCACAACCAACAGTGCAGGCGCGCCATATGTGTTGACTAGAGCTGCTGATTTTAATCAATCTACAGAAGTAGCTGGAGCATTTACCTTTGTTGAAGAAGGCTCAACCAATGCCGACTCAGGATGGGTGTGTACTACCAATGCTCCGGTTGTGATTGGTACCACCAACATTGTATTCACCCAATTCTCATCAGCAGGATCTTATACGGCCAATACTGCTGCTGGTTTGAGTTTGATTGGCTCAGTTTTTAATGCTAAGATAGACAACACTACCACAGCATTTGATAGCTCAGGCAATATCATAGTCAAAACTGGTGCAACTTTTACCACTCCTAATATTGGTGCTGCAACTGGTACAAGCGTGAGCGTTACTGGTAATGTCACAAGTGGTAATTTGAATGCTGCTGGATTGAGTCTGAGTTCAAATGTTGTATCTAATTTAAGTGTTACAGCCAACATTGCTGGTGGCAACATACTCACTGCCGGGCTAATCAGCGCCACTGGTAATGTAGCAGGCAATTATTTTATTGGTAATGGCTCATTATTAACTGGTATTTCCAGCAGTGGCGGCACAGGCAACACCATTACACTGGGTACTCCAACAGATGGCAGCTTGGCTGGAAATACTGTGGCCTATCAAGGCTGGACTGCCAATACTTATGTGACAGACGGTCTAGATGATTTGAACCAAGTTTCTTTGAACATTGCCGGAAACACTTTTGTAGGCAATACTTACATCACCTCCAACGTGTATTCAGGACCCAGCCCACTGAGTGTGTCGCTAACTGGCCGCTATATTGGAAACCCCAACAGTTACCTATGGCAATTTGGTGATGGAACTGCAAATGTAGCCACAGCCAATGCCACACACACATTCAGCAACACATTGGGCGGAACTTACACTGTGACTTACACAGCATACAATACCAATGGTACCAATGCTGGCAATGCTGCTGCCGGAGCCAAAGGATCAACCAGCACAGCAACTGCTACAATAACATTGTACACACCAACACCAATTCCGTCATTCACTGCCAACAGAACCAGTTTGGACACACCCAATGGTGTTCAAATTACCAACTCCAGTCAATATGCTGAAACGTATTCTATAAATTGGGGCGACGGTACTGTGGTGATTCCAGCCAACAACTGGACCACAGCCACACACACATTTACCAATGCCACAGCCAACACAGATGCATTGTATGGTGTCAACTTGACTGGCAACAGCACCAATGCAGGTGCCAGTCCTGTGAGTGTCACATCGTCGAATACCAATGTCAAAGTGTATTCATCACAGGCCAGCAATGTGTTTGTCACTGCCAATGTGGCCAATGTGATCAATGGTGTGGGAACAATAAGTTTTAGAAATGATTCCACTGGTACGCCAGGCAACACAGCAAGTTTTGGAGCACAACAACTGTACAACTTTAACTGGGGTGACGGTACTGTGAGTAATGTGAATATTGCTGCTGGTACTGCTGGCAATCCTGGCGCAGCCAATGTCACACACGCTTTTGCATTGAGCGCGGCTAATCAATCGGGCAACAAATATGAACAGTACACAGCCAACTTGTATTTGTACACAGGATTCAGCACCAGTCCTGCCAAGTCTGGCAATATCACCATCACAATTGAGCCACAGACCCGAGCCAACTTTGTGGGAACCACAGCCAATGTCACCACCGATGCCACTGCCAACATAGGCAATGCTAGAGTAGGTTATTTGTATACCGATTACAATGGTGCCAATCGGTCAACTTTTACATTCCAAAACACCAGCGAAAACAGCAACATTGCCAACTGGGCCTGGGGCGATAGCACATTCAGCAATGGTGTATCCAATGTGGGAAATGTTCTACACACATACACTGCCACTGGTGCAAAAACAGTATCACTCACAGCCAATGGCACACCCAACGGTATCACCAGTACTGCACAAAGCAACACATTCAGCACAACAGGTTACATCTTTATTGCAGCCAATCCCACAGCACCCACAAATCTCAGCGGATTTGCCAATTTGACAATTGCCAATGCAAGTCAATTTACCAATGCACCGCTGTTGGCAGCAGGTGCAACAGATGCATCTGGTGGAAATATTCCAGCCAACGGCACCTCTGTAACACGTTTTGCAACTACCACACCAGTTATGACTTCAGCCAATGTATTGTTGGCCAACACCGCAACCACTGGCACGCTAACTGCTTATGTAAACAATGCTGCCACTGGTAATGTTACATTTACCACATCCAGCAACACAGTAGGCACTACTGGTGCATTGGTTGTGGCAGCAGATCAAGACCTGCATGTGGCCAATGCTGCGGTGCCTAGTTACTTCTACAAAGTGTTCAGCGCCAACATCAGCTGTGCTCTGGCCAATTTGAGCACAGGATACAACAATTACAAACTGTCACACACTGTGTCGGGCAACACAAATTACGTGGGATTTGTCAAAGACAATTTGAATTCTGTTCCTACTTTATCCAACAGCAGTGTGGTCATGACAGAAGCCACAGCTGGAACTGTTAGATATATTTCTGGTATTCCTTATTACAACACTGGCAGTCCAACCATTACCATTGCCAACTTGCAAGTGGCAAATCTTTCTGGACAAACATTTACCAGCACAAATCCTTTTGTATTGGACAGCGGAACTGTGTACGAAGGATCAGGCAGCGTGGTCGCTGCCAGTCAAACCAAGTCATTGGCCGGTATTGACAACACTGCCAACAGCATGTTGACCAGCAGCAATGTCAAAGCCAACATTGGCATTGGATCAAACTACACGTTGGGCAACTTGACTGCCAATCTTGGCGGCACCAACAACAGTGTAAGCACCCTACAGGCCAACATACTCAACGTGGTTGGCACCAGCGCCACAATACAACTTCCAACCAAAATACAAATGTATGCAGGTGCAAATTCTGGAGTAAACGAACAATCTATCACAGCATCTACCACTGGTAACACTCAAGCAGCAGTTCGTGTGGTAATGAGTTCAGCTGGTAACACACCGGTGTTTGCCAACAGCATAAATTACTACACATCAAATGTATGGTCAGGTGCTCAAACAATTGCCAACACTCCAGAAGCTGTGGTTAGATACGGAACACTTACCAACTACACAGTGAACTTATCAACTGGGTATTTGCCGGTTGGCCCTAACTTGGCTGTGGGCGGAAATCGAACCTCCACACAGTATTTTACTTTTGCATTTGCCCGACCCAGTTTGGCCAACTTTGACATTAGGTTGACTTCGACCACAGGTGTTGCTGGAGTGTGGATTGCTGCACCAAATACCACCATTGACACAGGGGGATTTTCGTCGCCTACTCCGGGCTTCCCAGGTCCAACCAGCACCATCAATGGATGGCTGGAAGGATTTACTCAGTACAGCGGGTCAGGAGTTCCGGGAGCCAGCGCCACGGGAGGCAACGGCAGCAATGGCTGTGCTTTAACAGGAGCCGATGTTGTACCACTAAATACATCAATCGCCAGTGTGGCATACACAATGACACTGGGATCACAAAATGCTGCAAACAGTTTTGGAAACAACATTTTGGTAAGAATTGCCTTGGCTAGTGGGCAAACAATCACTGCTTTATCAATAGGAACGGCGACTTAATATGTCAGATGCACAAAAATTAGATTATTTGTGGAAGAAAATAGGTTATGGCGTGGCCAAAACTGCAGATTCCGCAAGCAAAGAAGCTTTCAACGAAAGCATTGCTAGTCCATTACTTTATCGTGGAGATTTGATTTGGACTCAAAGTGGAAGCGTACCTGCTACTCCTCCGGCCAGTACTACCAGTATTGTACAGGTATACAAAGATGGCGGCGGTGCTGGCTACAGTCCCACAGTGGAATGTACTGAAGATCTAACTGCACCCGACAACCAAACTTGGCTGACCGGCCTGGCCAATTGGGTTCCAACACAGTTTGGAGACAATTATCTGGTACAGGTGTATGTGGCAGCGTCGGGTGTGACCAATCCACAAACAGTAGGTACAAAACTGTTTGCTGCTGGTTCGGGCAA